GGATGACGGTATTCGAAAGTGGTGGGATAAGACTTTAACGTTATCCGGTGACCGTGTTAGGCGGTACCGGATTTATGACGAAATGGATGCGTTTGGTCTGGTCGCTGCGGTTCTCGATTTATATTCTGAAGAGGTCACTCAGCCTGATTACGATAAGGGTCGGACTGTATGGATTGAGGGTAAGTCGAATACTATCGAGCGCGCGGCCATGGAGTGTCTCCGAAATATTCAGGTCGAAGACCGGGTTACAGGTATTGCTCGACGGATAGGAAAATATGGGGACGCCTTTCAGCGGAATATTTATCAAACGGGGAAGGGCGTAATTGGATGGCAGTTTGCAGATACCCGTAAACTCACTCGGGTAGACGATAAGATCGAACGACTTGTCGGGTTTAAGCATATCGGCCAGACATTCCGTCAGAAATCTCGGCAGGTGTCTTGGCCGTGGGATTACATACATTTTAGGTTGCTCGGTCGTGACGAATCTAGCGGTCATGGGACGTCTTTGCTCATGCCTATGTTTCGTCCGTTTCGTCAGCTTACGCTGGCCGAAGACGCCACGTTGATGTACCGACTTCGACGCGCACCTGATCGGAACGTGATTTTTGTTGATGTGGGGAACCTTGAGGAACATGAGGCCATGGCGTACGTTAACGCATGGCGTAAACGTTTTCGCAAGTACGAGTTCGTGGATCCGGCAGGGGGGCAGTACACAAAGCAATACAACCCGTTACAGCCGTTAGAGGATATCTTTTTCCCTATTAGGGGTACAAATACCAATAGTCGAATTGAAAGCCTGACAGGGGCGTCCAACGTCGGTGAGATATACGATCTCGAGTATTTCCGTGACAAGTTCTTTGCGGCCAGCAAGGTGCCGAAGGCGTACATGGGCTTTGAGGGTGATATTAACGCGAAAGCTTCGTTGATGCAACAAGACATCCGGTTTGCGAGGACGTGTAAGCGATTGCGCAAAGCGTTGCTGTACGGTATCCGGCAAACATTGGATTTACATTTGACGTTGCTCCCTACTAACCCCGAGAGCAAAGATTACGACTTTTCAGAGCCTTCAAACGCGTACGTGGTTCAGATGCCTCCGATTAGCTACCTTGACGAGTGGGAACGCCTGCAGTTAATTGAGCTGCGTTACCGCACGATGGACGGGATGGCTGGAATCGCAAATACTATGCGTATCGACCCGGTGGCCTGGACAACGTACCTGCTGCTTAATTACGCCAAGCTTCCTGAAGAGCTTGTTACTAGACTTGTGTCGAACGCACCCGTTGAGGGGCTTAATTTCAGGAGGTCATGGAAGTCTCCTGAAGAGCTTACGAAGGTTCTGCAGGAGCAAGGGCCGGAGGGTTTGCGAAGTGTGCTTAGTGGAGGTGCTGTGAGTAGAATCCCTTCAACTATCCGTGAGGAGATACTAAAAGAATACGGACCAGATGTTCTTCAGAGTATACTTTACGGAGAGGGGGCGTCGAAGGGGTATTTTTCGATGTCGAAGACTGAGAGGGCGCAGCTTGATGAGGCTGTGAAACGGTCGCCTCACTTGCAGTTGATTCTAGGTGCCATTGCTGAGTTTTCAAGTGACGACGATCAACTGCTTGCGGCAGGCCGCGCACAAACGGATCCAAGTTTGTTGCCTCCTACCGTGTGTGGTGTGGCTATTCGAGACGACGCGTTACAAACAAATGAGGCAAAGGAGTTGCAGGAAGATTTGAAGGATTTGACGTCGGAGGAGTAAAGATTTCGGTGTCCAGACGTGACCTGCTGTAAAGTGTAACCTTTTCACATCGCTATTGGCGGTGAATTATGAACTAAGGAGTACGGGCGCGCTGGGCATCTATAATATTGTGAGGTTGATATGCCTATAAAGATACCGTCGTTTCCCACTGCTGAATCTGCGCAACCGCTCAAGAAAGTGATTGAGTGGGTGGCTGAGCAGATGGGTGTTAACGAGTATCATGTGGCTCAGACAATGACCTATTTTCTCGAGGGTATCATAAACCGCGTCTCTATGGGGGATGGGGTTTCAATACCTGGTTTCGGGATATTCGTACCCTACGCGCTTTTAAAGACCTCGAGGAGAAAGATACCGTATTGCGTGCCGGTCTTTAGCCCGTCGAGAGGGTTTCGAAACTCAGTTAAGTTAACCGCGCCGTATTCTATGAAATGGCGTGAGAAGCACGAAACGCATAAGGCGAATAATCGTAGAGGGAAGCGTCCACGTAAGGAACGCATGATGGGGTTTACAGCGATGAACGCGATGCGTATTGCGTTTGAGTCGAATGCACGCAAGGAAGGTTTTGACGACATTAATTCTCCAGACGGAGGTATTAAAGGATGACGCCGAAGCAATATCTTGCCTACCTTCAACAAGTTGGCCTTCCGAAGCCCGAGTACGACCAGTCTATTATTTATGCGCCTTCGTACGTTTTAGCTGAGCAATTGGAATCTCAGGGTCTTGTGTTTGAGGGGAAGGCTATTGGAACCGCACGCGAGGCCGATATTGTCCTGACAAAGAATTTGGGGGTCGACCCTATCTGGGTAACTAACCCTGAGAAGTACGCCGGCGAACGGAAAAAAGGTGCGACGGTTGGACGTCGTAAGATGAAAGAAGCAACTAAGAAGGCGCGTAAGTCTTTATTAACGTCCATCGCTAGGTTTGAGTCAGGTGTAATAAAAGGATCCGAGTTGAAGAAGCAGATGGTCAAGACCATGAAAGTCGCGTGGCGCGATTCATTTTTAGCGGGCGTCCGTGCGTCGGGGACACCAGGCGTCGGGAAAGGCAAGAAGGGTGCTGTTGTAAGTCTCACCCCCGCAGACGAGAAGTGGCTTAAAAGCGCGATGAAACATGAGATGCAGTTTCTCAACAAGTTTTGGTCTGCTATTGTTGAGGGGACTTGGAAGATGCCCCTTATACGACGTGCCAATATGTACGTGGACGCGCTGGAGAATTTTTATGAGTCAGGGAAAGTAATTGGGTTGGGGCAGAACACCAAGATTACGTGGGCGGGGCCTCATGATAAGAAAACGTGTCCATCGTGCCAGTATATGTTTGAACATAATCCGTATACTAAATTTAGTTTACCCACCACCCCCCGCAGCGGGTTAACGATCTGCCTGACTAATTGCCGTGATAAGATCGTAGCCCGACGCGTCGACCCTGCTGTATATGAGAAGCTGCTGGAAACCGGCTTGTGGCGGTCGACTCACATCAAGAACCTCCGAAAAATCAAGAAACAGGGACATTTATAGCCTTTGACCGTGTGTCAAGGGTATTTTTTTCGCGTCATGCGTGCTTTTTTGTTGATTTCGCGTGGCTTCAATGTATTCTGTACTTGGCAGCACACGAAGACGCCCGACCTCTGCCTCGGGCACAAACACACGAAGGAGGACCTACTATGTGGGTTTTTACACCGCTCGGATTTTACTCTGCAACCGCTGCACGAGATCCAAAAACAAAAAAGCCCCTTTCGCATCAGATACAGGTGCGTGCCCGTAACAAGGCGCACTTGCAGAATCTTATCGAGGCGTTTCCGACACACCTGAAGAACGTTGAGATCAACGAGAAGGACGGAACTGACTACCCGTGTCGTATTTACATCCCTAAAGCAACTTGGGTGCGCATCGCAGCCGAGCTTGCGGAGACTATCGAGTACGATAACTTTAAAGGTTGTTGCCACGGTGTCGAACGCATGGGGAAACTGGACTCTGATTACGTTACCGCGCTTCACTCGATATGGCGCACGATGTTTAATTATCAGCGTGGCCCGTCTAAACAATGGGGCTATCCGCTGACGTCAGATCAAGAAGGAGGCGGCTCCAGTTTATTTGACGATGTGAAGGGGCTGGGTGTCACAGAAGGGTTTGAAGACCCGTTTGACAGCCTCAGCGTGGACGTCGAAAAGACTGCCGAAGCTCAGGACTGGGAGCTTGTTGACGAGCCTGAAAACGTCCCGTATATCACCGGGGACGTCCTGACGTATGTCAGCGACGCGGACACGGATCACGATACCCCCGCCGCCGACGGAACCGAAGTCGAGTTAGGCGGGTGGGCGCGTCCGAAAGACGACAAAGACTTTCCAGTCTTTGCAATGCTTCTGACTCTGGATGGGGATTACGTTTACGATGTCCCTGTCGAGCACCTTGGAAAGTGTTGGCTTGATAACCTCGACCTCGCGAAATACATCAACGAGAGCGGATCGTTTCCTGAAGAGGAGGACACGGAGTCCATCGAGAAGCGCGAGGCATTCGGCAAATAATCCTTCGTGTGTAGGTGGGGGATGGCGTAGTGAGGCTCAGGCGGGTTTCGTACGTCTCCCCTCCACCTTATACGATTAGCGTTTAGGAGCTAAATAATGAGTGACCAAGAGAAACCTAAAGTCGGGCCGCTGGTTGAAGACACTACCAAGGTCGGCGGGGTCGATAAGAAGACGGGAAAGCCCGTAATACGGACGAAGACGCCTGATGGAAAGGCCGACGAGTCTGTTGAACCGACCGACCCCAATGAGAAGAAATGATTACACCGCAGATCATACACACGAAGGACATGAAAATGAAACCAAGAGCAATTTTAATGGATATGGACGGAGTCACCACGAATTTTATCCTCGGAGCACACCAGTTATTTGACGTGAAAGTTCCGTATGAGGACGTGATGCGCAATTGGCCGAAAGGGACGTTTGACGTCACTAAGGTCTTTGAGATTGAGACCTCCGAGTTTTGGAGGCGTATTGAGGAAGCTGGATCCGCGTATTGGGAAGGTCTGTTGATGTACCCTGGTGCCCAGACGTTTTACCGTGACATTTGTGATTTGGGAGTTCCTGTCATTTTTGCCAGCAGCCCGGGTTTGATGCCGTCAGCGTGTGCGGGTAAGGTGAACTGGTTACGTGCGTTCCACGGCGGTGACATTCCATATGGGAGTTATATGTTAGGGAGCCGAAAATCCCTGATGGCTCACCCTGACGTAATTCTGATCGACGATTACGACAAGAACGTTAAAGCGTTTACCCAGGCTGGAGGGCATGCTGTACGCGTCCCGCGACCTTGGAATTCAGACCATCCTTTATGGCGGTCGGGAAGTCAAGCTACAGCGTCGGGTGACGCATGGAGTACCAACTGGGATTATATTTACGCTGAAGTTCTGGATCGCATAAATCGTATTCGTCAGTACGATTAGGAGGTTACTTGACGTGTTTGTTTTAGGCTTCGTATGTGGTGGAGCCTTTGCGTTTATTACTTTAATCATTATACGGCACGTGGCGGTATATCTGGTGGCAGCACGCCGTTTACCGGCAGGAATGCGACGCTGTTTATTATGCGGCGTCGCGTTTCTTATACCGCCGCACGACGACCCGAAGCACCCGACGCGGTTTTGTAGCCATGTGTGTGCGGAGCAATATTATAGGAGAATTAGAGGTGACTAACCCAAAAGAATCATCGATGGAGATTGGAGATATCAGGTTACTTGCTTTGGTTGACGAGTTAATCCGCACGTTCGGACCTGACCGCGTAGTACACTACACGATCCGGGATGGGGGGCAAAAAGGGTCACAAGTTCTGACCGTGGGTTTTTACACCAAGGATAAACCTTCGGCGGGTGCAGTGTCTGCTCCTAAGCCGCCCCAGCCGGTTCCTGTAGGCGCACACGCGGTACAAGAGGTTAAAGCGGTTCCAAGTCCTACCGTAGTACAACGCGCGGCAGTAGCGCGGACTAAAGGTTACACTGGTGAGGCTTGCGTACATTGTGGAAGTTTTGAGACGCTACGTACTGGAAAGTGTCTGTACTGCGCGTCGTGCCATCAGTCGAGTGGTTGCAGTTAAGTCTCAGGTGACGATTTTAATGTGTTCCTGCCTGGTCGCCATAGAATAGGGACAGTGAGGCCCACGGACGGCAGAGGTCAGGCAGGAACCGTTTTATATTTAAGTCGTAAGCTTGGCGAACGGTACGAGCGGATGTAATAGATCAGAGTAATGTTGTACCACTTGACCCTACCTTTGACGGTAAGTTCTGCGTGGAATGTGGCTTGTAGACGCGTCAAAACGCGCAAAAAGGAGGTATTAATGTCTAAGAGAGCGATTGTAATACGTAACAACCCGACAGCCCGACCGAGATTCAAAGACACCGCGTCGGTGCAGGTCTTTGACAAACCTCTGTTGAAGAATGTTCAGACGTCGCTCCCGCCTAAAAAACCAGGAGGTGAGCCGCGTAAAGGACATGGAACTTTGTCTTTTCGTCAGGGTGCGGTGCGGTTGATGCACCAAGGAATGCATATCGAATGGAATGTTTATCTTGATGGGAAGACACCTGGACGCGAAGCGACTAAACTGGTACGTGTAGCTAATGAGGAAGACTCCAAACGGTTATGGGAGATACGTACCGAAGTTAAGAATCTTCTGCAGGAGCTTCATGCGTTGGAGGCCGAAGCGTTTGAACGTGGTACGGTATTAACTCAAGCCAACGTGGAGTCCGAGCTTCGAGACTGTGGGGGTGTGGAGTTTCAACGTTGGGACGGCACCGCATTTCGTCAGGCGAAGTCGCAGATATTGCTCCCTGGCGATGCGTAAGGGCGTTTATCCCCTCTTGACCGTGAGTCAAGACGTTTTTCCACGCACCACGCGGAAATTTTTTCGATTATCGACAGAAAAGAACTGGAATCCTGCAAGTTGAGGAGTATACTTCCCTCATAAGCGTTATACGCTATCCGGACACATACCCGTAAGGGCGGACAACGGAGCAGAAAGTGATATTAGACTTGCCGTTCATCTTTTTAACCTCAAAACTACATTACATTGTCGAGCAAGGTGCTCGACGTTTACACACGGAGACCTCTCATGAGGCGTTAGACACGAAAGGGTATTACTATGGGACTTAATATGGAAACTTTGCCTCCGATGCTTGCGCAGGTAATTGGAGTGAAGGTCGACGACGTTACCGGGGACGAAACCCAGGTGCTTGCGGTTGACGTTGTTGCGTCGCGTATGCGGCAGTCGATCACTCAGCTTTTGAAAGTGGTTGACCCGACGGCGTATAAGAAGTATCGCGAGCTGAAGTACAGCGAGGGTGAAGACCCGTCGTTGGAGAAGCGTAAGGAGGCGTACAAGTTTGCGTTCTCGTGTTTGATTGAAGCGACGTACCGTTACGTTAATATCTGAAAAAAAAAAC